CGGCATATGCTCAGCCGCCACAGTTTACTATTCTTGGAGAAAATGAGCCAGCGCCCTTTGAGGGTGTTTTGTTCAATAAGCGCGGCATTGCCGAGTTGTTAGTTCTGCCTGAAGAATACAGAATGGGTTGCGACCTAGAGGTTGAGTATCATTTAGATGTACAGGCTACAGAGTTTCACCTTGAGCGTCAAAATTTTCAAATTCGTTTAGATGCTTTGATGCGCGAGTACGACTTGCGTATCGAGCAAAAAGACATTGAGATTGCTGCCTTACAAGAGGCAATGTTGAGTCAGTCACCGAGCAATAAGTTGTGGTGGTTTG